TGCGCGTGGGCGCATAAAACGAATTGTAGTACCGCCATTTGCAGGCATGGAAACCTTATCGCAGACGGTAATGTAATTCATTGTTGGCGTAGGAACATATAACATTGCAGGCGCAAGCGATTGCAATATCAAAGGCCCTAAATTGCCTGTGGTCGTAATCGACATAACACTCCGAAAAGAAGTGTTCATATGGATATGATGATCGGGAGACGAACCTAACTACATCTATTCTCGACCATATCTTTTGGTTGCCTATAACGCTTGCGCAGCGGATTGCCCATAACGTAGGGCTGACGTGATTTCATTTTGCTAATTAAAGTAATTAATTGTCAATTGAGCTTATTTGGCATGTTTATGTTTTGCATGGTGTTTATGTTCCCCAACCTTGGCTTTTACACCCATTTTATTCTTTTCTTTCATATGTTCTTTATGTTCTTTTTTATGTTCATGATGTTCTTTCTTATGTGGCATATTGAATTCCTTTTTGGATTACATTCTAAGTCTATTTTTTAACTCTTGCATTTTGTCGTAAGCACTCTTTTGGCCCACTGCACTGAAATCGCCTGCGCTAGCATATGGAGCTGTTCCAACACCTGAGGGTTGATAATAAGGACTACGCTTGTTTGCATCAATTTTTTCTTGAATGGATGGTTGCTTTACATCAGCTTTATCAAGTCCAAGTTCTTTAATGTTTTGATAGACTAGTTTCTGCCTTTCAAACCCTTCAGGCATTCTAAGAATTGTCTCAGCTAATTTTGGCGCATGCTTGGCGAACTTTTCGGCATGTCCTAATACATCGTAAAAATCAGAATTATTCTCAAGCCATATTTCTTGTTTCAATTCTTCTTTAGCTGCAATCTTAGCCTGTTCCATAGCCTTTTGAATATCTGATTGTGTTGACTGTCCAAACTTCTGCAAACGCTTGTCAAGCCTTTTATGATCTACATATGGTTCATCTTCTGGCTCATCCTCTTTCTCAGATGCTTTATTAATTAATTCTTGAGCACGTTTTTCAGCATCAATTCTCGCAGCTCTTTCTTGAGCTAATTTTGCTTCAAGCGCACGAAAATTCAATTCTTTATCTGATGGTTTATGTTCTACTTGCCCTTGACTTTGTCCGGCCGCTGCTGTCATATTGTCCTTATGAGTCTTATAAAATGGTTAGCATTATTAAACTTAAAAATTTAATTATAGGCAATGTGTGAAACACAGAATAACAAAAAAGATTTATTTAGAACTCTTGTTGGATGGATCTCAAATGATCATGTTCCAACAAGGAGGTAAGCACAAAATTAACTTATGCACCTCTGATTTATGTGCATCAGATGAGGATCAAGAGATTGAAATCACAATTGCCTTAGATAAAGGCCAGAAACAATATTATGACTGGGTCAACAATCAACCTAAACAAACCAATTACCCTTCATGAAAGTAAATCGTCTAGAAACGCATGATAGATTGATACAATTCGGTGATCAAGCAGATCTAATATCTAAAGGATGTACAGATTGTATTAATGGCAGACCCACCGAGTTCGGCAATCATCCTTTCTATATTTTTGCGCATCATAGAGAGCTTGACATAGACGAGCGTATAGCCATGATGAATATGGATATCTATGAATCTGCTACAAACCCCCTTCTATTAAGAAAATATCTTAGATTGAAGGACGTACCTACTGCAAGGTTGATATGGTCACCAAGGCTCACTAAACCAACTGCTCAGACCAATTCCATGCTTTTTAAAGCTTATCCTCCCACTGATAATATCAAAATCATTTGGATAATCCCAGATAGGGGCCAATGGCCCTCCTATCAAAAGGGAAATATGCTTGAAAATCAGACTGTGACGGAAAGTATTCATAATTTTGAACACAATAGAGCTGACCTTGAAGCCAGAGAATCCGATGATCTACCAGACTATCAAGCCGATGATATCTACAGACAAATTGCATTGAATAAAAAGACTAAGAGGATAATTTGACAAAGTTCGATAGATTTCCAGACAATAATGAAAGATTTATTTTTAATGACTCTTCACAAAGAGAATTCAATTCAAATCCAATTGAAGATGATTTCGATCGGGCATTCAAACAAGGTAAGTTCTTAAACAATCTTGACCCACATTTACCCACAGATAATTTTAATAGACTTGCTAATATTAAGCGTATGAGAGCGTTTTATATGATTGTTGTTAATAAACAGTTAGAAATATATGATAAACAAATTAAGAAACTAGAAGCCCTAACAATGCTTGAAAAAGAATTTGGGCTTTCTGTCACAAGAAAAATTAAGCAACCGATTTGGGAGGAGTCTTAAGCTTTTTGGGTGTCATTGCAATCATTCCCATTGAATCCTCACGCATCTCCCCTATTTTAGCCCTAATACCTGTCCCATAACTATCGCCCATGCCATACTTAGTGTTTGCCACATGCGCGAACCTATTCTTTTTATAGGGTTTTGGTTGGCCTCTATTAGGCTCACCTGCTTGCTGTGCTTGTGCCATTAATTACCTATCATTCCCACTTACCATTATTCTTCATTACCATTGGCATTAGCCACTCTCATCAACTTGCATAGTTTTAGGCTTTCCGAATGGCATTGTTTTAACTCTTTGCTTTGGATTGCCTTCATGGCCTACAGGTGATTTATGTCCGACACCATAATGTGTACCGGCATTGACAAAACAACTAGACCTTTCATCATATTGTGGGCATTCATAATTCCATGGCCATTCTTTGCCAGGACCTTGGGGATTATCTTTTGGATGTTGTTTCTTGATTGCTGTAGGATCTGCAAAACCTGATTTCATGATACTGCCTTTGTAAAGACGCTAAGTCAAGTCACAAGACTTGATTACCACTATGTTTTGTGGGCTTAGCGTAAACTTAATTCCTATGTCCAGCTTTTTGAGGATGACCGTGAACTTTCTTCTTCGCCATCTCTTGCTGTGACATGATTGTATCGGTTGTGTCTTCATAATGCGACAATGCACCAAAACCTTCCGCAGAATGCTCTTGCATCATCTTTGAATTCATTGGCAATGGTGATTCTTTGCTTGAAGAACCTATCCATGAACCATGGTCATTTATGTGCCTGCCAGCCATTGTTTACCTCATTTTGTTGCAACATTGCTAACTCATCAGTATATGGATCGCCATAATATTTGTAAGACATTTTTTTACGGTGGATTGTTGCGTGTATCTGGAAATGATCATTCCTAATCTTTTTCGCCATGCGCTTCTTAGTTATCTTATTCTTAATGTACATAAAATGCCTCACCAAACCGAAACATATCGGAACCAAACATTACGCAACTAAACATAACTTAACGCAACAAACCGGATGCTAATAATCATATGTAAAAACGAGTAAATTATCTAACTTAAAGAATTACTTGACGCTATACCTTGGCCTTGTTGAGGTTGTTGGGACTGCTGTCCCTGCTGACTAGTAAGACCCATTAATTGCTCAACGAAACGTTTAGAGTCTTCTGTACGCTCTACCACCTTTCTAGACTCCTTCTCGGTCTCTTCCTCATCCAATTTTATGGATTCAAGTTCATTTGACTTAAGGAAGGTTTCGACTTCTCCAAACTTCTGAATAGTTTCGAGCAACTGTGCCAATGCAGCCATCTTCTCTTTTGATGCCAATGCATGATTTTTAGATATCATGCTCATGCGCTCTTCAAACAGGCCTACATTGCTCTCAGCCCTTGCATCTCTCTCTCTTGCCTGTGACAATTGATTGTGGATCTTAGCGATAAGCTCTTTCATCTTCATCTCTTCAACTGAATGTTGAATATTCTGCGCCTCTGCCTGTACAGCCTGCATTTGTTGTTCTTGCTGTTGAAGGATCTGTATGATCTCGGCTTTACCAGTGATGTTAAGCTTAGGTATGATTTGTGATGGGCTGAACACTTCACGCCCAAACGCTTGATTCATATCCATCATTTGTTGCGCTTGCAAATTCTGCTGTGTTGGTGTCAAGTCCGACTCTTCTACAATGACCTGAAAGTTACTGAAGATCTTAGAATAGAAGAAGGGTGATGGTTCTTCACCTATGTATAACTTAACTTTCTCAGCATTCCAATTATTTAATCCAATTTTAAGAAGTAGACCACCTAACTGTTTATCAGAGAAATCCCATTGATCGAAGTATTTCTGAAATACCATTAAATTAGCAGCTTGCTTGAGTAATACTGTAAGAGCTGCTGTTTGTTTATCATCTTGTCCAGACCAATTCTCAAGATTGATGCCACTTGTAGCATACATTAACTGCATCATCTGATCAGCAAGTGCCATATCACTTTCAGGAACACCAGAAGGCGCAATCTTTTCGCAATCGGTCATTTCGTAACCATCATTGATGATCACATCCCATCCCTGTCCACTCTTTTTTAGGTTATCCTCGTTAGCAACCGCACCAATTTTTCTTTTCCAGCCTGCATTAATAGTAGCAGCAGTGATATCATTGTTTGTTATCACCTTATAATTAAAAAGGAATTGAGGATCTCTCATAGTTCTAACTAATGACCTAACTCTTAAATCATAATAATTAATATGAGGTTCATAATTCCAATAATAAGCAACAAAAGGGCACTCGTCAAATCCAAGCGGGTTATCTCCTTGAAACATCAACTGATCATTCAATACAACCGCCAACTTCCAACATGGAATTTCGACCGTAACTTCTTCCATGTCGGGGATATTATAGAGAATTTGTTCTATTGGTGCATCTTCTGCAATATCAAAAAATTGATTTCTAGAGCGACTATATAACCGTTTCTTTTTGCGTTTCCACTTGTACCAAACGTAGGATAAAACCATGAGGTCATTACGTGCCATGTTGTAGTTCTCTGGCAGAAAATAAAAACTCCCATATCTTTGTGGAGTCCCTGCCATGGGCACAATTGCTTCCAACTTATCAGGAAAGCGGTTTTCAGCTTCTTTCTTACTGATATATTCTTGACACCATATGAACTGAGCCTCATTAATATCGCCTCTCCAATATGGATCCATCAAAAATGAATTATACTCCCAAATCTTCACTTTTAATTCACCCTGTGCCTGGTCATTTCCGCTAAAGTCAAGGTAAGGCTGAACTAAAACCATCCCAGATATCGCCGAAAGCTCTTTAGCCTTCGACTTCTGCTCATGGATGTTACCAGCATTGGCAACATGGGTTATTAATTTGGTATATTGATCAGTAGTTAATGGGTCAGCCCCTTCACATGCAATATAGGAGAAGTTCTTACGATGTTGTCTTTCATAACCTGTAATCATGTTTACAGGTTGTTGGAGGATATTAAAATAGTATTGTTGATACGACGTGGTTGGACTGAAGTTAAAGTATCTATTTACGAAGGTTTGGCTTCCGGCATAAAAAAGAGTGTCTACATTACTTTGATTCCAGCGACTTTGTTCGATTGGCTGAAACTTGGAGTATAAATTATCCAACCACTGGCGCACGTTGCCTTGATTAGGTTCTAAGGCGTTGTTCCAAGGCGGAAAATAGAAACTGATATTGCCCCCTAGACCCAGTTTTGGATGATATAATCCTCTGGGAAATTAAGTTTCTTACGCTCATTGAAAACAATATAAGCAATTCGGTCATAATTCCTAGCTGCTTCGAGCGCACTAGTATGGGCACCAAGGTAAATCATTTTTTCATTTTTGCATATAAAAGACCTCCATCTATCTTTTCTATTTGGCCCATCATAACGCTTTTCAAATCTAACGCCGTAAAACATATTAACTTTAAAATGCCGACTACGCTTTTTTATAATCATATCGTTTACGTTATCTTGACGTGATCCTGTAAATAAATGATGGGGATTAACACAAGATGGATTGTCGCATGTATGGCAAATGAACATTCCTAAAGGTATTTGCCCATTATGAATCACCCATGAAACTCTATGAGCATTAACGCATTGACTAGCGGCAATTCCCATGCGCCCATAGCCTTGTTTGTTTTTAAAAGCTTTCCATTCCCAACACTCATCATCGGATTTTTTATCGACTTTATCCCAGAATGATTTGATATATTTATCTTCAAGTATGAGTTCCCGATGAGGTAGACAATTTGACTCTGATCTTTTTTTAGACATAAAAACCTCCATGATACAAACATTATACCAAGGAAGATCAATTTGATAACATTATACAACACTGTTTACATTTGCATTGTAGACTTTTTTTTCTGGTACAATCATCACATAATCCCAGAAACTAGGCTTGAATGTTGCCACATCATTTTCTTTCTCATCACTAAAGATCAAATACTCCTCTTCAACACGATACGTATAAGCCTCGATCTCGAATTGATCATCGTAATTCTCGGCTTCCACTAAATATTTACTCATCGTTATCTCCATTTTTAAATTCTTTCTCTAATATTATACATTCATCGCCAGGTCGAACATAGGAATAACCCTTCATTGCGTAAAAATCTATAAATTCTCCAATGTCATGGGCGGTTAATGTCCCTTCGATAATTATTGCATTTTCATAACACTCTATTCTATAAAAAAAGCTTCCATTTTCACATGAAAGATCTTTTTGCTTCTTGTCCATGCTTATCTATTCCTCGTTACTTGATATTTTCCTTCTAGCCATTGTTTATTTCGTTCGACATCTTTATAGGGGTCATATACCGATACTTTATGAGTATGGATTGCATAACGTAGCGCATCCACTGCGTGATCGTTTTCTTTCAATGGCTCATCATAGCCTCGTTTGGCCTCCCTTGCATCCCATACATAGCTTTCAATCTCTCTAATTGTATTTTTACACTCTGAGCAAATAAGCAATGTGCCACGTTGCATCTCACTTGTTAACTTTATTATGCCATTGAATACATCATTATCTGCATCAACTGTATGCATCCCACGTCTTGCTAATTGCAACTTGAATTCGGCAGCGCTTGGGTCAATGTAAATCTGCTTTACAGCATAGGGCTCTAAGAATGCCTGAACATCATCTGCAAATTCGTTAGATACTTTACTTCGCCCTTTAAACTTAGGGTCCCAGTAATACTCCTTCTCAACCCACATTTGTCGTCCTGTCTGGGTTTTAATGCCTGTATTCACTCCTATTAATAAGCATGCGAAAGGATTGGTTGTGCCATAGTCTATCCCTGCAATCCAATATTCAGCGGCAGCGGGTGGCCTCTCGACTACGTAAATATCCTTATCAAAGAAATCAAAGATTGCTCCTTCTGCTAGACACCAAAGCCCAAGATAATTGCGCTTATAAAATAGGCCTGAGCTATTTCGTATGTCATCCTTATAGTTCTGTGGTAAGAACGGGTTATCATCCATTGTAAAATGTAGGGCATAGTAGTCAGGATTGCCCTTTGCTGCTTCATCTATCCATTCCTTACATATATGAGTCGGATGCTTGGGATTCATCGCTGCAAATAGCTTGCTATAGGGCTTAGATAACCTTGATTTAATCATCTCGATTATAGACTGAGGATATAGGGTCATTTCATCGCAATAAACTAAAGAGTAGGTGTCACCCTGAAAATTACCAATCGCCCCTTCATCTTTCGCACCTAGAACTGTAATGGTTTTATCCTTTAAATATAGCTTCTTGCCTGACCATGTAAGCAATGGCCTAAAAAGCGAGAGCTCTGGAGCCTCCATCATTAATCTAATGATATTGCGATAGGCCGAGTCAAAGTTATGCCCTACGATAAAGATCTTGGAATCTGGACACTTCAACGCGTCTTGTGCAAACCTAAATACTGAACATACAGTCTTACCCGCACGGACAGATCCATGCGCAAGATTGTACTTAGCATTTGCATCTACTATAAATTCTAGTTGCTTTGCGGCGAAAGGATCTATCATAATGATCTGTCTACATAAGGTTAAATATGAAAGTAAAATGCAAGCTCTGTGAATGCATAATTGACGCTGATCCTAAAGACATCTTGATTTGCGACTGCAAAGAGATCACTGTTGATGGTATAGGCATGAAAGTCATAGCCAAGCATGGCGAAAACCTCATCATGCTGGACAAACCTGATACATCTGACTTACCAGAAATCCAAAAACAAACGCCATTAATAATAGAGTCCACGCATCATAATCCTCAAACCGCATTAGAGACTCCTAAGTTAATTGCTTTAGATCTATTAGATGAAATGATTATTAACATTGAAGGCCTCCCACAACATGCCATGATTCTGCCTATTAGCCATTATGATTGGCTTTCATTACTATTAGTAATCAAGACGGTTCTTCGCTCTATTGACTGAGCTTGGTTAATTTCAAGCTGCTTAATCAAAGGTTCGATTGCTTGCATAGCCTGCATTTGGGCTTCTGTCATTAAAGAAGCTGCATACTTGGCTTTGGTAGCTTCTTCGCGTTCGATCTTTTCGGCATGGTCCTTATCTTCCTGTTTGGCAAGTTCGGGGAAATAGAGCCTTAAAAATCTTTGTGCAATACTATTATGTATTGTTCCGTTAATATAGTTTTTTCTAACTATATCGATAGCTACTTCATAATATTGGGCAAATTCAATACGATCAATTAATAAAGCCCACTCTTTTCTTAATATGTTTTTTTGTTGAATGTACCATTCGGAAAGCATGAGGGGATTATTGAGTTTTACCCATGCGATCATTTCTTCGCCGAGTATTTTCAATTCTTCGGGTGTATTATGAGTAGAGCGAGGACGACCACTGGTTTTACAGCCTTTCGCATTTTGATTGCCTTTAGAGCCTGGCATCTATGATCTCTTATGTAAGTTTATTTACTAGAAGACTAAAGAAAAGAGTATATGTATTGCTAGAGTTTTTATATTTGTTACATTTATTTTCTTGTATAATAATTGTAACATTTGATATATTGGTGATATGAAAGCGAGATTGACTCCCTTATCTGCGTAACTGCGGAGGGTTGCAGCGTTCAAGTGAGTAGTGAAACCATAAAACTAAATGAGGTGTGTATGTGGAATAGTATAGTGCGTGTAGAGCTGGTTAAACAGCAGGAGAGATTGAGGATGATATTACAAGAATTGTTTAAAAAGATGATGATCGATCGATCAGAGTGGAGTGAGACGTATAATTTTACGTTAGGAGAGTTGTATGGAGTTCAAACTGCATTAAGATTATTGAATGAGAGTAATATATAATAAAACTGGGGAGTGTAAGGCTCCCCTCTAAAGGATGCAAAAATGAAAATAGTGAATGTAATTTAGACTGAAAAAGTTGTCTATTAAAATTTTCAAGGAGAGATAAATGGGACATGATACGTATTTGTGTGCGGTGAAAGAGGTAGCATATATGAGAAAGAATGCGTTTAATCCTCAGAATGGGCGCATTTATGAGGTGTTGAAGTGTCAGCAGTTTAATGGTGGAGTATCTGGAAGAGGTCACATTCATTTATTAGAAAAGGAAGATATTTTAGAGGCTTTAGAGTTAGCAAGAGAGCTTAAGTATAAGGAAGAAGAAGAATTTCTTATGAGGGCTATGGGATCTATGAAAGATGAAACTAAATACTTTCTATTAAAGTTTTATTAACAGGTGAGGATTTATGGATAATTTAGAGAAAGCGTTGATTAAAGAATTGCTTGAAGAGAACATAGAATATTTAAAGGATGATGTGAAGAAGTTTAGGTCTGATTTAGATTATTATAGGCCGAAAGTTGATGCGTTAATGGACAGTTTAAATATTAAAAAACATAAGTTAAACGTGCGAGAGAACATATTGAAGAGGGATTATGAGTAAGGAAGATATTAATCAGGCGCATAGTGAGATGATGGGTGAGACATGGAGAGCATTTAAGGAATTAGGGAATGATCAATGTT